GTTGGCATTACACGTCTGATGACGGGTAGAATAACACGGTTAAGTGTTGCGACGTTACCGGCGGAAGTTGCTCCAGCAGTAGCAGACTCAGACAAATACTTGCGGGTATTTTCTAGAGTCGTTGCCATTACTGTACGCTTTGTACCTTGTAGGCCTTCTAATAGGGCCTCTTTAGTCTCCGACCAGCGTGACTCGAGTAATTGTGACATTGTAGTTCTCCTTAAACTTTTAGTCCCGCGAGCTTGCGGATTGTGAAAATTTCAGCAGTTTTGTCCTGACTGCTTGATTGCTGTGCCTGTTTATCGCCTGTGACTTCTTTGCCTTCTGTCAACGCTTTCTTGGCAGGGGCTCCACCGTTCATTACTGAACCGATGTACTTGTCAAATGCGCTGTGTAATTTTTCTGTCTGAACGCTTTCTAAAAGCTCTCTCATAACAGATTTTTTATCTCCAGTCAAAGGACCCAGCAATTCGCTCATAACTTCTTTGCGGGCTGCGAGATCTTTCGCGACGCGAATTTCACTCTCTTTGCTTTCAATTAATTTTGTTGCTTTTTGTGCTACAGCTTTAGCTTCTGCTAGAGCAGCTTCTTTTTCAGCTACTACTTTTAATAGTCTAGCTGTTTCAGACTTCTCATTTAGATGGCTTGCTGAGTACTCGCTAGCAAAACTTTCAAAAATTCTACGACCAAAATCATTCTTGCGAGCAGCTTCAATATCCTCTTTCAACTGAGTCATTTCAGAGCGTAGTCCTTTTGCGACTGTTTCTTCGATGATTCGGGCTGACTTAGAAATAAATTCTTTCTTAACTGATTCAAACTTAGCTTTGCTTTCGCGAACCAATTTAACTTTGGTTTCAGCTAGGTCTTTCTTATCAGCGTGGAATTCTGCGATTTCTTTCGCTAGAGTATCCACAATAAAAGATTCTAATTTAGCTACATTGCCTGCTACTGCCTTACGATCTTCGTGTAATTCACGTAGTTCGTTGCTAAGTTTTCTTAGGACAAAGGCTTCCATTTTAGAAGCATCGTCTTTCATTTTTTTAGCATACTTGGCCTTAGCTTCGATTAAACCTTGACGATCTTCAGCGAACTCAGAAAGTTCTGCTGTTAAGCGATCTGCCAACATTTTTTCTACGGCTTCTGCCATTACTGATTTGTCATGCTCGTACTTCTGAGCAAACTCTTCACGTAAAGTGGCAGTGACTTGGTCACGGGATTCTTGAACCTGTTGTTGCCAAGCTGATTCAATTTCCGATTTGATTTCTTCGGAAATCACATTGTTTTCAAACAATTGTTTAACGAAATTTAGCATGTGATTCTCCTACTGTTATTTGAGTCCAGAGATTATTCTCTTCAAACTCTCTGCTATGTATTTCTGTGCCTTTGGGTCGCCTTGAACTTCTTTTGCCAATTGTAAGGATTTATATCCGCCTTGATTATTCATTATGTGTTCGTATACAGGGGTTGGGTAGGCACCTGGTGCGCTTGGCTGAGCAACGACATCAACAGTAATAATTTCAAAGTCGTTGACTTTTCCACTACCGTCTTCTGCTACGTTACCGCTACCGCGACTAGAGACCCCTAGTTTGACTCCACTCTCCAACATGGTTTCGATTAATTTTCCCATAGGAGTTGGTAGAATCTTTAATTTTCCGTAACCGTTAGGACCGTCCATCCACATTTTAGTAATCATGTGGCTGACGCGGTCTAGGTTAATACGAAGGTCCGCCGGGTGATCAACTTCTCCTAGCACACTATAACCGCCAGCAATCTGTTCGTTGAGCGTCTTGACAGCCTTACTAATTTCGGAGACAGGGTAAACACGTTGATTGGCATTTCTAATATCGCCTTGGATACAAATGCCATTCAAGTGCATACTCTTTCCATCTTCGGCACGCTCGAGAACGATTTGTGCCTGATCAAAGTTTAAGTGTTCCGTGAGTACGTTTTTCACCTATATCGCTCCAATTACTTACGGAAAAGGCTTTGTTTGTTATCTGCCTTTTCAGCAGCACCTTTCTTTTCAGCACCATGACCTGGCTCTTTCTTAGAAAACGCACTACCTGCCTTTCCGCCTGGAACGTTGATGTTACCAGCATTGTCTTCAGTTGGCTTACCTTTGAATAGACTACTGCCTTTCAACTGTCCGCCTGCTGCGCCAGCTTCACCGCCATCTACACCGTTTCTGCCACCTAAAATGTTAGCAGTGGTGCCACCCATATCGTTCTTACCAGCTACAGGGCTCTTTGTATCAGCGCCTGATTCGCCTGTGCCTTTTTTCTCAGCACCGTGGCCGCCAGCAACTTTTTCTACATATTCACGCATAGTGGCTAACTCTTGATCAAAAGAATCTTTCATCTTTTCTTCACTGTCGTCACCCATATCGCCCATGTCATCCATGCCGCCCATGTCGTCGCCTTCTTCACCAGCTTCTTCGCCAGCTAATTCAGCAAACTTAGCTTCTAATTCTTCTACAGCGTCTTCTAAGTCCATAACTTTAGACTCTAGATCTTCTTCGCCTTCTTCGCCTTCTTCGCCTTCTTCGCCGTCCATTTCAACGTCGCCTAGTAGGTCATCAGTAGGATCTGACTCTTCTTCGTCATCTGCTTCTACTGTTAGGTCTTCAAATTCGTCAAAGTTTTCATCAACTTGATCTTCTTCAGCTTCTTCATCAGACGCTGCTTCTTCCATATCTTCGTCTTCTTCTTTGTCTTCTTCTTCAGAAATTTCTGTGTCAATCATTGACTCATATATTTCACGAGATGCTTCTACAACATACTCGTGGAATAATTCTTCTGCTTTGGCTTGGTCGTCGTTTACTAGACTCTCAAGCATCTGTTCTAATTTGTTCTTATCTGCCATGATGGACTCTCCTTAATGATAGTTTGGCTGTCTTTTTTATTTACTACGTAGATTAAAATCTGGGGTTAAATGATGCTTTTTTGATCGTTTTCACAAACATAAGTACATCCCGGAAATTTACCTTCTAATACCTGATACGAAATGTGTTCTAAGTTATACGGTTTTTCTCTTAAATTAGGAGGAATAAAAAGAGGTTCTTGATACACTCGATAAAACATTACTTGAGGATTGTCTCTTATAACTCGTTCTGTTTGAGCACTCCAATTACCAAAAAAAGTAGCTGGTTGATCTACTTTTTTATAATTTTGTGTTCCCGCATATACATTATTAACTTTGCCAGCAACTCCTTGATAATCAAATCCCAAAATATAAACTGATTTATACTCGTGAATAGTTGATAACCATAATGCTGTTGGCCCACTGCTCCAACCTTTATGTGGTGTTAGCACTTGAATTCCGTCAAATGTTTTAACACCTTTGTTCTTATTTGTCCAAACTACATTGTGCTTATGGTAGTCTGAATCAATAATTTCATTGATCATTTTCACATCAACTGCTACTAAATGATCTGGTTCAAATTCTCTATACAACGCATTACATCCGTATATAGTTCCGTATTCTTTTAACAAGAAAAGGTTAGCAGTTAACCTACTAACCCCGTTACCTAATACAAATGCTACATCTTTATGCTGCGGCTTCTGCTGGTGGTTGACCATACATCTGTCTAACAAAATTTAGTTCGCCTTCTTTTTCGAACTCGTGTGCTTCGCTTTGCATACGAAGCTGATTAATCTGACGCAGTGTTAGCCTAACTTTACGAGTGTCGTCTTTTTCAACAACGGAACTATCGCGGCCAGCATCATAACGCATATCGTTTTTATATGCGTCGGATTGTCGGTCAAAATTAAAAAATTCTTTTAGCAGCATAATGATTATTTATCAATCTATGCTGCCGGAGGAGCGGCTGCTGCGGTAGCGTCTGGAGCTGCTTCAGCACCGCCTTCAGCTGCTGCTGCCATATCAGGAGGTGCTTCTGCCGTTTCTGCTCCCATATCTGCTGAGAGCCCGCCTGGTGTTACTCCTGCTCCCCGTAGTTCAGCTGCGGCATCAAGATCTGAAGTTAGTTTTCCACCGTTTTCTTCTTTCCACATTTTTTCGTTTTCTGTAATCTCTTCTTGAGATAGCCCTAAGAAACGCTTCAACGCAAATCTCTTGCTCATATAAGGAACTTCTTGTAAGGCAGTAAATGTGCTTACTCGAGAATTATCCATTTCTGCTTGGCGATAAGCAGCAAAGTTTTGAGGAGAATTAAATTTAAGTTCAAATAAACTACTGTCAATATTGATGCCCTGATCATGTAGCCATAGTTTAAATTCTAAATCAAACTCGCCAACGATCATGTTCTGTAGTCTAATACAGTATTCGTTAAATCTAAGTTCTTGAATATAAGCAGTACCTACTTTTCCGTCGGCAACTGTGTTAGCGGCTTCATCAATGCCAGTTGGCAAATAACTCGCTGGAATTCTTAAAGCTCGGAATAGCTTGTTAGTAAAGAAACGTAGATCAGTAATTTCACCTAGATTAGTACCGCCTGGCAAAGTATCAACTTTTGAACCGCGGCCTTCTGCTGTTTGTGGGAAGAAGTAGTCTTCGTTAACACTTAACTGATTGTAGCTAGCATCAACCATGGAATTGCCGCCGCCAGTTGAGCTAGGAATACGACGTTGTTGAATTTCATTTTTAACTCTTTCAACAAAGCTCATAGCCATGTGTGCTGGCATATTACCGACGTCAATATAAAAAATACGTCTTTCAGGAGCACGTTGAATACGATAGATAATAATCGCATCCTCGAGTAATTCTTTCTGTTTGTATACTTTAAATACTGATTCTAAAATTGAATTACCAAACGGATAGTTAGGGTCTACTCCTTCACTCATACTCAAATGAACAACATGTTTAGCATCAATCGCTACTTCATTTTGTCCTACTGAAAATCTTGATCCGGTTTGTTGTGCTACTGCGCCTACCATGCCTCTGCCAAATCCGCCGCCAGAGGTGTAACTAGCAGTACCGCTTGGTTGGGTATTACTAGTACCATGTTGGGTAGTAGCAATCATTTCTTTAAAATTAAAATTGATGTCTTTTAAAATGTATTGTTCCGGAATCTTTCCTTCACTTTCATTAACAATAATTTTAACTAATTTTGTAGGATCAACCCAATACCATTTTTTAGTTTCGGGATCTCTTAAGAAAACACAGTCACCGTACTTTAGAGTATTACGTACAATTCTAAAAATTCTTGTTTCAAATTCTTGCTGACGGCACCATTTTTGTAGACTTTCTTTGATTAGCTTAACTTCTGTACTAGTAGGTTGTCCTCTAAAAAAGACCTGGAACGGTGTGGCATTTTCTTTGTTTTTTTGTGTACAAAATTCAGTTAGAATATCAAGGGCAGCGTTAATTTCACTATCCATATCCATAGTATCATACTGAATATAACGCTCTAAACGATTAGGTGTTCCTGCGTATACATCTGGGAGAAATGAACTATAGTTGGTGCGAGCAGGGCCTGCTCTTCCGCCGTTGCCTAGCGGGCTCATTGAACCTTGTTGTTGTCCGGTTGGTACCGGAGTGAAATATTTTTTCCAACTCATTTTGTGTTATCCAATTTATGCCGCATAAACATTAGAACTATTGTCGGCCATTACTCCTAGCTGTCTTTCATTTAGTCTTCTAGTTTCTCTAGTTACTGCTATGAGTTCGCCTACTTGCATATTTAAGCGTTCTAGCAAGGACTCTGCTGATTCTTGAGTACCCTGAGAAGGCTTGCTTGATGCCTGTGCGGTTTTTGTTGATTTTGAATTTTCTGCTTCTAACGCAGCTTTATGTTCTGGGGAACCATCAACATACGATTTATTTCCTACCATAACCATTCTAGTGCCTGTCGCTGCTGCTGCGGCAGTTTGAGTAGGAGTTACTGCTGTAGGTGGTGGCGGTTTTGCTGCTGCTGTTGTTGCTGTTGCTCCGCCTGGTCCAGTAAATGATGCTGAGTAATTATTAACCTTGCTTAATAATTCGCCTCCTAAATAACCTTTACCAGGAGTAATTGCTTGACCAGCAATTTGACTAGTTGTTAATAAGTTAGCCTGCTCTTGAGTCATATTACCAGTATCAATGCCTAACTTTTTAGACATAGTACCTTGGCTTTTTTTCATAAACCAAGCACTTACATCTGCTGCTACTTGCGGATCGTTAACTAAATCTGGATTTTTGACTAGTCTATCATCGCCATAAATTGCTTTAGATGCTGCCGAATAATTGGCTTTGCCCGTTAAACCAATAAATCCTCGGCCTCGATATTTGAATCCGTCGCCGGCTTCAGTATTGCCCATATCGCGACCCATCTTGGTATCTTTGCCGTACATCATTTCTCCCATCTTGGATGGGTCGCCTTTGATAGCGTTTAGTTCTTCGTCTGTTTTTCCAGCGGCTCTTGATCCAAAAATACTGCGAATTCTATCATTACTGGTTTTACCATAATTAAGATTTTCTTCAATCGCCTTGCCGCCGGTTTCTTTCATTACGTTGGCTTTGGTAGCAGCAATATACTTAGGATCTGTTATACCTTGCTTTTTAAGAGAAGCTTCTATTAGCTCCATATTTTTCTTTTGATCTTGATTCATCGCAAGTGGTTTACCGCCCGCTGCTGCTGGTGTTGTTCCTGGAACGCCTCCCGACGTTGTGGCGCCTGCGGCTGCTCCTGCTACATTGGCTGCTGCTTCGTCTACTTTCTTTTTACCATACATAGCCATATCTTTTAACGGATCACCTGTACCTACATCTTTTGGTATACCAGCTGCGGCATCTGCTTTTTCTTTGTCTGCTGCTGCGGCTTTTTTGGCTTCTTCTGCTTTTTTCTTATCTGCGTTTTCAGCTTCCCTAGCAGCTACTCCTGCTCTGGCTCTATCTAACGCAGACTCTTTTTGGTCTTCTTCTTTAATACCTCGATCAGCTCGTTTTTCAGCACGTCTAGCATCTCGAGCTTTTTCCTTTTCTTTTAATTCTTCTCTTTCTAACTCAACTGCTTTTTGAGCATCTTTAATTTTTTTGTTAGCATCACCGAATGTTAGTTTATCTAATAGTCCCAAGAATCCCTCTGAAAGAATTAACATAAATCCTTTAAGATTATCTCCAATGGCTTCTAATACATCGGTAAATGTCCAACCACCTTCGTATAATTTCTTAAAGGCATAGATTAATAATAATATCGGTGCGGCAAATTTTAACAACGGTAGTGTGGCCGCAAACACGCCGGCGGCGAATCCAGCTAAAGGTGCTAGTGAAATAGTCATCCCCATTGTTTGTAGAGCTTGAACTACTTGTGCTGCCATTATAATACCCTTAAGAGCAAAAAATGCAACACCTAATCCAGCAGCTACAGCAACCACTGTTTCAAAATTATCAGCTAAAAAGTTAAATCCAGGAACAACATAATCTAATACAATACCAGTCATTAACTGAAAAGCATTTTCTAAATGAGTAAGTAATCCGCTTTGTGCTAAAATCTGTGTAAACACATTGCTAGTTTCTGCTAGACGTTGTTTAAACTTTTCAATTTCTTCTGCTTGATTGGCTTTCTTAACACTGTCAGCTTGTTCTGCGTAGGCTTGGTTAACTCCGTCAATTTTTTGAGCAGCTAGGTTTGCCATACCTACATAAGTCTCGCCCATATCCTTGTTATATAGGCCTTGGTCTTTCATCTCTTTAACTCGAACTCCTGCTTCTTGAATAGCAAGATTTTTAGCTTGGTTAAACTGGTCTCTAGTTATTTTTCCGCCAGCTTGTAACTGTTGACCGAATGCCATTGCTTGTTGGGCAGCTCCGGGCATCATAGCAGCTAACTTAACAGATTCTTCGCTGGTAATGTTACCAGTGGCGATCATATCTTTCATTGCTGCCTGCTGCTCTTTAGGGAAACTAGTGATGTAGGCCATCATCTGTTTCTGAGCTTCAGCATCCATCCCAGCGGTAGCAGCACGGAATTGAGCATCAGATAATAGTGCTTGTTGTTCTTTTTCTTTTTCTTCTCTAGTAGATCCAGTAATTTTAGCCAGAGCATCTAGATCTTTCAAATAGCCTGCTGAACTAGCTGCTATTTGTTTTGTGGTCATGTTTTGTAGCGCACCAGTCTTACCTAATATTCCTACATATGATGCCATGCCACTGTTAATTTGTTCAGTAGAGAATCCCATTCGAAGTAATTCTGAACCAACTTTACTGTTTTTAATTTCTTTACCTAGCTCAGCAAATCGTTTAGCACCTGCTTCTGTAGTACCGCCTAACAACATCATTGATTCACTATTCTTTTGAATCAATCCAGCAAACTGATCAAAAGTAAGACCTGCTGAACTAGCAGCGTTAACCATTGAGTTAACACTACCTCCAAATGTAACACCTGCTGATGCTGCTGTCTGATAGGCTTTGTTTAATTTTTCTGCTGACCCAGCAACTGCTCCAAATACACTAGCAAGTACTCCTCCTACAACAGGCACAGCATTCATTGCCGATGCTGCGCTTTCCATACTGTTGCCGACGTTAGCTAAATCTTTCATTAGATTTGTCATGCCGGTAATAACACCAGCAGTAACAGTACCTAGAGTGTTTAGAGCTTTACCAGCAGCATGAGTTCTTTTGAGACTTTCTTCGTCTGCTTTCTTTTTTTCAGCCTCTATTTTAGCTTGTTCTTTAGCTTGTGCTAGTTTTTTCTTTTCTTCTTCTGTAAGATCTTTAGTTGCATCTGTTTGTTTTTTAATAGCTTCTTGAAATTTCTTAAGCTCTTTTTCGATATCTTGTGTACCTTTGGCTTTGCCTCCTACTTTAGCAGAAAGAATGCCCATAGCTGCTACCAGCTCTCTCAAAGTAGATTCTGTTGCTGCGTTATTAAGCTCTATTGGCTGATCGCCAAACATGCCATTTACTTCTGCCATAAGTTGAAATCCAAGAAAAGTGCGTATATAAATAGATTAGTACACAAGTTATTTATCGGAGAAAAAAATGGCTGGACAATCAATTCCACAACAGGTTAAAAAAGATATATCAAATAATCCCCTTGCGGCCTATTTTAGACAACCAAAAATTTATATTAGATTACCGTCTGAAGGTAAATTTTATCCACCTGATGCCATTGACACAAGTGTTAATAACGAATATGCTGTGTACGCTATGACTGCTAAAGATGAGCTTATGTTTAAAACTCCAGATGCTTTGATGAATGGTCAAGCTACTGTGGAAGTTATTAAAAGCTGTGTACCTGCTATTAAGAATCCTTGGGATATGCCTAGTATCGACGTTGATGCTGTATTAATTGCTATCCGTGTTGCTACTTACGGTGAAAAAATGGATGTCGGAGCAAACTGTCCTAGCTGCTCACATGCTAATGATTATCAATTAAACTTAGTATCGTATATTGAAGGAGTTGCTCAATTCCATTATGATGATGTAATTCAAATAGGTCCGCTAACTTTCCACATTAAACCTTATACATATCAAGAAGCAACAAAAACTGCGCTAAAGTCTCTTGAGCAACAAAAAATATTTCAAATTGTTAACGACGAAAATATGTCTGACGAACTTAAACTTGAAAAATTTGGACAAAGTTTTATTAAGTTAACTGAACTAACCGTTGACGTAGTTGCTAACAGTATTATTAAAATTGACACACCCGACGGTTCAGTGGAAGACAAATCAATGATTTTAGAATTTATTCAAAACTCTCCTAAAGAAGTTTTTAATACAATCAATGAGCATGTAACTTCGATGAAAGATAAAATTGAGCTCAAAGTCAACGATGTAGTGTGTGGCGAATGTAAACATGTATTTGATATGCCAGTAACTATGGATCAAGCAAATTTTTTCGTCAAAGGATCTTAAGCCTGCCTCGCGAGCAGATCCTGAAGTATGTTGAACAGATTGACAAAGAGGCCAAAGACATCAAGAAAGATGTGTTAAAGATCTGCTGGTATATGCGAGGTATGAGTTATTCAGAAGCTATGGCAATGAGCTTTGAAGATCGCCAGATTGTTGGGGAAATTATCAAAGACAACTTAGAGACCACTAAGAAAAGTGGTCTTCCGTTCTTTTAAACAGCAGCCGGAGCAGGTTGTGTTTGATCAGCAGCAGGTTTAGCCTGCTGTTTTTGTGACAGCTTTAGATCGTCGTCTAACAATTTCTTTACATCACCTGTGATATTAGGATCCGATGCTTTAATTTCATTAGCTAGAGCTACAACGTCAACTGGCTTGTTAGCTGGTTGATCAGCTGCTGGTTCGGTTTGAGCAGCAGCTTTATCTCCACTAGCAGCACTACTTGGTTGTCCTTGCGGTGTTTCGCCTGGTTGTGTTTGTAATCCCACTGTGCCTGGTTTTGGTTCCTGACCAGGCTCTGCAGCTGCTGGATTTAATTTTTGACCTGCGGCTGCTTGTTTATCATCTGCCGGTTCAGTCTGGGCTGCTGCCTTAGGCACAGGCAACTTCATTGTATCATACACCGGGGCAATAACTTCTTTACTAACACCTTGTTGTGTTAAGAAGTCAAATATCTCTTCAGAATCTGTTGGTGATCCTGCTTTTTGCCAAGCTGAATTTAATTTATCAGCAGTAACTTTGGTTGTTAAGTTCTTACCTGTAGTAGCTACTTTTTGTCCTAGCTTGCCTACAGCGCCTTTGATTGCTCCGCCTACTTTGCTTAATAAGCCTGCTTCAGCTAAGAAGTCTTGAGCAACGTCTACTCGATTAAACAACATGTAGACTTGACCTTCGCTTAGTTTACGGCCAACACGGTTAACGCTTTCTTTCTTTTCCTTACCGTCACTAGCAACACCTGCGGCAGCTACTGCGCCTTGTGATGCTGCTTGCAATCCTTCTTTAGCAGCATTAATAAACTGTGTTAAAGAGTCGTTTTTAATTAGTTCTTGTCTAGAAATTTCTAAAGTATCAATAATGTTTTGTTTGTATTCACTACTATTAATAATTTTCGCAACACTAGCTAACTGCTCAAATCCTTCATTAGCAGCATCGCCTCCCATTCTCAACATGTTAGAAGCTGAACGAACAGCACTGGCCATTTCTGGATCTACGATAATGTCTACACCTTCGATAGAACGTGTCCACTCCATGCCTGGAGCAGTCATTGTTTTTGTTGCTCCAAACGTTACTTCTTCAAATCCTGCGTTCTCAGGTCCAAACGGCAAAGATTTAATTCTAATGCCTTGGGCAAAATCGCCAAGCATTTCAAATGCTTTACCAGATAGGTAACCAAACACTGCTGTCTTAACACCTTTGCCAATAGCTGTAGATAGCTTCTCACCTTTGAGCAATTCTACAGATCCACGTAGTACTTGACCAGCAATAGCACCGCCAATTGGTCCAGCTGCTAGAGAAGCAATGGCAGTTAGAATACCAACAATAGCAGCAGTCTTACCCGGATTCTTTTCGGCCCATATAGCCATGTTAGAAATGCCGTCAAGAATTTTTGAGTCAGGAAACTTCTTGTTAATATCGTTCTTTAATTTTTCAAATTTAGCATCAAAGTTCTTTACAGGAGTTGTGTCTTGTAACCATTTGCCAGCATCGTTGATAATTTTATTAACTTTATCAACAACATCTTTGCTCTTACCAATGGCTGTTCTATTACCGCCAGCAGCAGTAGCACCTTGTTCTACATTGGTAAAAAGCTGTTGAATTTGATCTTTGGATAGACTAGCTTCAATTAATGGTAGGAAGTGTCTATAGACATTTTCAACTACCTGTTGTTGAGCTCGATCAAGTCCTTGAGTAGACTCAACTAATAACATTAGGCTGTTGCGCTTATGCTGTTCAATTAATTGTTGTTTGCTTTCTACAATGTGTGTTAGTTTCATATTCTTACGCCTTGTCCAATTCTTTACGCAGTTGAGCACGTTGCTTGTTTGTAAGGCCGTTGATCTGACCCATAATATTATCTGGTATTCTACCGCTAGTGTCTTTTAACGACTTACCGACTTCGTCTTGACCAATTTTTGTAGCACCTAGACTAGCACCTCGCATACCATCGAAGGCTGCTGCGGCCTGCTTGATAAATGATGAACCTCCAGCGGCCGGTGCTGATCCTGGCTGCGCTTGACTTACCGGAGCTCCTGCGGGATCAGCTGCTGTAGCTGTTCCGCCACCTTTAGCTTTCTCTTGGGCAGCAGCTAAGAAAATTTGATCTAGTTGCTTACCGCTTAATACTTCTTCAAGCAGTAGATAAAAGTTAACTCGACTTTCGATCATCTGCTGGAATCGTTCAACGCTTTCAGAACCCAATTGAATATTCGGATTATCGTCAGCCGGATGGGATGTACGTTTTTTAACTGCTCGAGCTTGACGCTTTCTAATAGCATTAGGAGTTTGACTAACTTGACCTGCTACTTTACCGCCAGTCCTAGTAGGAGCTGCTGGAGCTGTTGTTGGTTCAGCAGCGGGAGCAGTCGTCGGAGTTGCTGTTGTTGGTTCTGCTGCTGGCTTAGTTAATTGTTGGGCCATTTGACCAAATGCTGCAGCTCCTGCGTTAGGTGCTGGCTTTTCAACTGGTTGACCAAAGTTACTGGCTTTATTGGCAGCAGCACTTTTACCTACGTTAGCTTTAACTTTAGCCGCTATTGCTGCTTTGTCTGGCTGTGTTGGTGAAGCAGCAGATGTTGCTGCTGGCTTGGTTTGATCATCAGCAGGTGGTGTAGAAGAAGGAGTAGCTGTTGCTGGTTCTGCTGCTGGAGCGGATTGTGGCTTACCTGCCGAGATAAAATTCTGTGCGGATTTAGTCGGATACCCTTTTTGCTTCAGAAATTGAAGTACTAAATCACCTGTAGGATTCTGCCCAGTCTTTCCTAAGAATATGTCAAAGTCTTTACGAAGAGCGTTTGCTTCTTTACCAGTGTCTAACCGACCCTGTGCTTGACCACTACCAAAGGTACTAGCTACTTTGTTACCCATAGTTTTGAGAAAACCCATAGGCTTTTCAGTTATCTGTTGCTTCTTTGTTTCAATGATTATATCTGAGAATTTCATAAAGGCATATTCCGATTAGTAGTATATTTATTACAGCTATGAGCTAAAGCTCATATTCGTTTTCGCTTAACGCTCAACGAACTTTCTTTCTTCGAAGCAGTATAAGACATAGTTAACTGCGAAGCAGTTTTAATATTATCCAGATCGTTCAGTCACACTTTGCCCAGACAGGGCAAAGAAAAAACATTATCCGAGTCGAACAATATCACTTAGCGTTAAAGCATTACAGAGGCGGTCATCCGGTACCTCGAGCTTAGTCTTTATATGACGGCAGTTTGTACATATACGCTAACACACGTACAAACGTAGGGTTTTTCTCCCTTCTTTTTACCTATTAATATTCTATTCAAACAGCAAAACCGCAGGTTTTAAGCGATCGTCGTCCTGTAAAGGATAGTTGCTGAGCCGTTTGCTGCCACACAAACTTACCTTACCGCCACACATCAGAGCGGATTTTGGGTACCATAATTGTCGCCGGTACGGGCTTTTTTGGCAGTTATTTGCCTGGATTTATTGAGCCTTAGGTGTGTCTAAGTATGTCTGTGATTCTAACAAAAGTTGGGATTTTTTGATGTGAGAGCCGTGAACGCGAACTTGTATATGCCCATTGTAATAGTCATCTGATTCTAAAACTCTGCGCCTAAACTGTTCTCTTGCCTCGATGTATGAGCATTCTGCTTTTGATTGACAATAATATAAGATTTCTCTGGTGAAATTTTCTGAGCCTAATTGTAGTACATCTGCTGTCAGCTGATCGCTAGAACCGTAGTACTCGCGCCAATCTGAATCAATTTTGCCTCTAATTTTCTTTTTTTTCTTAGTTCCGTTTTTGAGCTTAACTGTTTTATAAGTTGTTTTCGCAAACTTAGCTAATTTCTTGCCTATGTATTTTCTACCAGAGATATTATTAGTGATGAGATAGACAAAGCCAACACAATCGTCGGGTAATTCTTCAATAATTGTGCCTTGATAATACCATGTCATCCCTTATGTATCTTAGGGGGCCTTCCTACCATGCCTTTTCTGGCTGCTTTTCTTTCTTCTCGTTTTGCCTGTATTTCTGTACGTCTTGTGCTTGCTTCGTTTCTAATTTCTGATAGCCAAAATCTTGCCTTAATTCCTGCCTCGTCTGACCCACGATATTCAAAGCGGTCTTGCCACTTGAAATATTCTTGGAATGCTTGAATCATTCTATCGTGGGAGTCAGTACTCATTATATAATATCTACGTCTGTGGCGTAACTAGTAAACCCGTTTTCTTTGATAACTTTAAGAACATGGTTAACCCGACTAGTTAAGTCATCACGATGTGAGATTAAGAATACATTTTTATCTCTTTCGCGAGTCATTTTCTTTAATACAGCAATGCTTGACTCAACACCACTAGCATCCATACCGCTGTCTACTAATTCGTCGATAAACAATAAGTTAATGCTTTGATATAAGTTTTCCCAAACATCACGGAATGCCCAGCTTAACGATAAAATTAATCTATTGCGTTCGCCACGGCTCAAGTTATCAAAGTCTAAGTCTTGTCCTAGCTGTGTAATCAACACAGATAGATCGTTCTGAAACTGAACAGTATGCGGCAAACCAATTTTATCCAAATAGTAGGTTAATCGAGTGTTTAGATAGTTTAGGTTTTGATCAATAATACGCTTACGAATAAATGAATCTTTATTTGTTAACAGCTTATGTAAAAACTCTTGGTGTTCCTTAACTCTAACAAGTTCGTTGAGAGCATTCCAATCAATTTCCTGAACAGCAGTATTTTTTAATTCTTCAATTTGTTCTAGATACGGATTTATTTCTACTGACTTAACAGCAAGATCTTTTTCAAAACTATCTAAAGTACTTTTGTGATTAAGAGCCTGTTCTAAATTGTCGTATGTAACTTCAGGAACTGAACCTAAGGTACCTAACAACCCTAAAGCTTCTGTTAGAGCAGATAGTTCGGCTTCATGTTCTACAATAGCCGCACGACTTTCTTCGACTTGTTTTGCCTTGGCAGTTAACATTTCGTCATGTTTAGCATCGTGAATACCTTGTCCGCAGCTATGACACTTGTGATCGTTAAGAGAAATTAATTCTGTTTCAAACTTTGATAAAAGTTTTTGTTCTTTTTCTAAAGTTGCTGTTTGTTTAGCAATCAGAGCATTAAGATTATCAATTTCTTTTTTATTTTTATTCCATTCAACCAGCGCTCGTTGATTGTTAATTTCAACTTCAATATCGATATCATTTAATACATCAATACTTTTACGAAGATCTTCGACAGACCTTTCGTTATTATCAGCCCACATCTTTTGTTTTCTTTCTAACGCTTCGATGCTTTGCTGAATCTTTTCGTTAGAAATTTTAACAGTTTCTATTCTAGTATTTTCAGTTGCTATTAAATCTTTAGAAATACGCACAGCCTCTTTAAGAGCTTCTGCTTTTTCTGAAAGAATAGTAATTCCTAGCAATTGTTCAATAATAGCTCGTTGGTCACCGGCTTTCATAGATAGAAATGGCTCAGTATAAGTGTTTAGCGCCAACAGATGTTTAAACATATCATGACTCATGCCAAACACTTTTTCAATTTCTTTTTGTGTTTCTCTGCTGTCGCCTTGCGATTCGTCTAGATCAGTAGGAGCTTGTTCGTTACCATTGATACTGAGTTTAAGTACGTTAGGTTTACGTCCACGCTCGATATGATAGTTAATACCGTCCTTTTCGAATGTAACAGTACATAGCATGCCTTTGCCGTTGATCTTGTTAACAAGATTGTCTTTCTTAATATTCGTTAAAGCATTGCCGTAGATAGCATAGCTAAGGCCGTTGAT